ATTTTAGAGACAGAAAAAGGACCAGTAGAAGTTACAGAAGATGAAGAAGGGGCTACAATTGATTTTGACCCTAGTGCAATGCAAATGCCAGATGGCGGAGATCCTTTTGCAAATCTAAACGAATTACTTCCAGAAGAAGATACTGATGCCATGGGTAATCAGTTACAACAAGATTACATGGAATATAAAATGTCTCGTAAAGAATGGGAACGAGCATACATTGAAGGTTTAAGCTTACTAGGATTTAAATACACAAACAGAACAGAACCGTTTCAAGGAGCAAGTGGTGCAACTCACCCAGTTCTTGCAGAAGCCGTTACACAATTTCAAGCTTTAGCTTACAAAGAATTATTGCCTGCAGATGGACCCGTTAGAACAATGGTAATGGGTAAATCAGATCCACAAAAAGAAATGCAAGCACAAAGAGTTAAAAATTTTATGAACTATCAGATCATGGATCAGATGAAAGAATATGAATCTGATTTTGATCAAATGTTATTCTACCTACCTCTCTCAGGTTCTACTTTTAAAAAAGTTTATTATGATGATTTATTGGGACGAGCTGTTTCTAAGTTTGTTCCAGCAGATGACTTAATTGTTCCGTATACGGCTACCTCATTAGACGATGCAGAATCAGTCATCCACGTTGTCAAGATGTCAGAAAACGAATTAAGAAAACAAATGGTATCTGGTTTCTATTCTGACATCGAGTTGACAAAACCAACAGATACAAACACAAATGATTTAGAAGAAAAAGAGAGAGAAGTAGAAGGAGTTACAAAATCCCAAAGAACTGAAGCCTTATATACAATTCTAGAATGCCACGTTAATCTAGACTTGGAAGGTTTCGAAGACCTTGGCCCCGACGGAGAGCCAACGGGAATAAAATTGCCTTACGTCGTTACAATCGAAGAAGGCAGTAGGAAAGTTTTGTCTATTAGACGAAACTTTGCGCCCAATGATCCAAAGAAAAATAAAATCCAATATTTTGTCCACTTCAAATTTCTGCCAGGACTAGGATTTTATGGCTTAGGATTAATTCACATGATTGGCGGATTGAGTCGTACTGCAACTGCGGCTCTCCGTCAGTTATTAGACGCTGGAACATTATCCAACCTACCCGCAGGATTTAAGCAAAGAGGTGTCAGAGTAAAAGATGATGCCGCAAATATACAACCAGGAGAATTTAAAGATGTTGACACTCCAGGTGGTAATCTAAAAGATGCTTTCGTATTCTTACCTTACAAAGAACCATCAGCAACCTTATTACAGTTGATGGGAATTGTAGTTCAAGCAGGACAAAGATTCGCGTCCATTGCTGACATGCAGGTTGGGGACGGGAATCAACAGGCCGCTGTTGGTACGACCGTGGCTCTTTTAGAACGTGGTTCAAGAGTAATGTCAGCAATCCATAAAAGACTTTACGTAGGTCTTAAACAAGAATTTAAATTACTTGCCAAAATATTTGGTGAGTCTTTACCACCTGAATATCCTTACGATGTTCCAGGTGCATCACGAAATGTTAAAGCAACAGACTTTGATGCAAGAGTAGATGTTTTACCGGTAGCTGATCCTAATATATTCTCAATGAGTCAGAGAGTGTCACTTGCACAAGAACAATTAAGATTAGCAACTTCTAATCCACAAATGCATAACATGTATATGGCATATAGAGGAATGTACGAGGCAATTGGTGTAAAAGATATTGATAGAGTTTTACCACCACCTCCACCAAATCAACCAAAAGATCCAGCGTTAGAACATATAGATGCAATGGGTGGTAAACCTTTTCAAGCGTTTCCAGGACAAGATCATAGAGCACATATAACTGCTCACTTAAATTTTATGGCAAGTAACTTTGTTAGAAACAATCCTAGCATTACTGCAGCATTAGAAAAAAATATTATGGAGCATATATCATTGATGGCACAAGAACAGGTACAACTAGAGTTTCCTCAAGAAATGCAAATGTTACCACAACTACAACAAATGGCTGTACAAAACCCACAGATACAACAACAGCTACAACAAATATCTCAAAAAATAGAAGCCAGAAAAGCTTTATTGGTTGCTGATATGACAGAAGATTTTATGAAAGAAGAAAAACAAATAACATCTCAATTCGATCATGATCCGTTACTTAAATTAAAACAAAGAGAAGTAGATTTAAAAGCTATGGAAACAGAACGTAAGATAAGCGAAGACGAAGCTAGAATAAATTTAGACAGAGCTAAAATGGTACAAGCAAAAGATCTAAATGATAGAAAACTAGAACAAAATGAAGATTTAGCTAATTTAAGAGCTGATACAGCTATTGAAAAATCAATGATGTCTGCAGATGTTAAACTAACATCAGACGCTATGAAAGCACGAGACGTAAATGTCTTGAAAGGTCGTAAAAGTTAATATATAAAATCATTAAGGAGAAAATTATGAAGGACCCAAAAATAACAAAACCAGTTGGAGTAAACAAAGATGGTTACGCTAGTGGCGGAGTAGAAATAGAAGCACCTTCTCAAAACTTGCACTTAGATCCAAGATCTAAATCAAGTATCAGAGGACAAAACTATATTGCTCAAGGTGACACTGTAACTGTTAAAGGTACGAAAACTAGAAAACCTGTAAAAGCAACTTGGTACTAACATGTGGATCTCGGCACTCAAATTAGCCGTTTCTGCTGGAAGTAAAATTTATGCTAACAAGCAGAGAACGAAGATGGCTATGTCAGATGCACAGCTTATGCACGCGTCTCGTATGGCCGAAGGTAAGGAAGCTTACCAAGGTAAACTTTTAGAAGCACGTCAATCGGACTGGAAGGACGAGGCGGTTTTGATAATTTTAAGTTTGCCCGTGGTAATTTTAGCCTGGGCAGTCGTATCGGACGATCCGGGAGCGATGGACAAAGTAAAATTGTTCTTCGAGATGTTCTCGCAGCTCCCTTCATGGTTCACAAATTTGTGGATCCTTGTCGTTGCAAGTATATATGGTATAAAGGGAACTCAAATTTTTAGAAACGGAGGAAAAAAATGAGACAAAACGGAGTAAGATCAAACGTCAGATTTCCAACTGGAGCATCTGGTATGAAAAAAGGTGGATCTGCTAAAAAGAAAAAGAAGCAGGGCTACAAAGATAGAAAAGATGAATCTATCGCAATGAGAATCAAAAAGAAAAGAACTCCTGCACAGTTAAAAGCTAGCAGAGATGAGTCTTACGGTAAGTTTGGTTCTAAAGTTAAAAAAAGCGGTAAGATAAACAAGTAATATTATGGCTGATAGAAAAAAACAATCTGGACCTCCTGGTTTAGGACTTTTAGGAGGTTCTAAAAAAACAGAACCAAAAGAAAAAGAAGGTAGAATTAAAATTATAATGGTTGGTAAAGATGGTAAAATGTTAGAGCAACCTATGTTTGAAAAATTTTCTAAAGGTGGATCTGTTAAAAAGAAAAAAAGTTCTGGTAAAGCTATTCGTGGCAAAGGTTGCGAAATCAGATAATGTTTAAAAAATTAAAACATTTTATTTGCAAACTATTTAACATCAAAGCATGTATGTGTGATGAAGTTGATGAGCATATAGAATTTTTTACAAAAGTACCTGAACCGGATACACCGGTTCATAAACCAAAACATTGTGGATCGCATACAAGATTTATAAAATCTTGCCATCAATGTCTTGCAATAATACAATAAAGGAGAAACTATGCCCGGAATGAAAAAAATGATGATGATGAAAAAAGGTGGAAAAGCTAAAAAGAAAAGTAAATTTCCAGATCACTCAGGTGATGGTAAAATTACTAAAAAAGATATCTTAATGGCAAAAGGAATAATTCCTAAAAAGAAAAAAATGAAGAAGGGAGCTAAATAATGGCAAAAGCAAAAGGACTCTACGCGAATATTCACGCGAAAAAAAAGAGAATCGCTGCAGGCTCAGGTGAAAAGATGAGAAGACCTGGAGCTAAAGGTGCACCGACTGCTGCTAATTTTAAAAGAGCAGCGAAGACAGCTAAAAAACCTAAAAAGAAAAAGGCGTAATGTTTAAATCACCTAACGCTGGTCAAACTGCATTAACGTTGCAACATGCAACGTCTCCAAGAGCTGGTTATAAACCACCTCCAGGACATAATGCAGACGGTTATACAATGGCCGAAAGAGTGACAATGGCTAAAGGTGGTAGAAGCGAAAAACCTATAAGAAAAACTACCGGTAAAGGTGGTAATTATAGAAAAACAAAATCTGGAGCTGGAATGACAGCGAAAGGTGTAAAAGCTTACAGGGCAGCAAATCCTGGAAGTAAATTAAAAACAGCCGTGACTGGTAAAGTGAAACCAGGATCTAAAGCTGCAAATCGACGTAAGTCGTACTGTGCAAGAAGCGCAGGCCAACTCAAACGATCATCTGCAAAAACACGTAACGATCCTAACTCACGTATCCGTCAGGCAAGAAGAAGATGGAAATGTTAATATGAAAAAAGCAAAAGCAAAAATAAAAAAAGTAATTAAAGGTTTAAAAAAAGCCTCTAAAACTCATGCTGCTCAAGCTAAAACATTAAAAGGAGTTATACGTGGAACCAGAACAAATACTAAATAGTCTAAGACGAGCAATCAAAAGAAGAGTAGAGACGTTAGCCATATCGGTCACATCCGGTGGGGTTGACAGTATGGAAACTTACAAGTATATCATAGGACAGATTAATGCATTGGAATCAGTGCAACAGGAAATCTCTAACCTGCTAAACGATAAGGAGCAAAATGAAGACAGAGGAACAGTCATCAACATCGGTGACAAAAAAAATAATAACCCCAACTAAAGAATTAGTAGGGTTGAAGAAATCAGAAGAGCAAAAAGAAGTCACAAAAGAAAAAGCAAAACTTCCTCAACCAACAGGTTGGCGTATGTTAGTTTTACCATTTAAAATGAATGAAAAAACTAAAGGCGGGGTTTTACTTGGACAAGAAACTTTAGAACGACAACAGGTAGGATCACAATGCGGTAATGTACTTGCGATGGGACCTGATTGTTACAATGATAAAGATAGATTTTCACAAGGTCCATGGTGCAAGGTCGGAGACTGGGTAGTCTTCGCACGTTATGCAGGATCTAGAATAGAGATTGAGGGTGGGGAAGTTCGTCTTCTTAACGATGACGAAGTACTAGCAACTGTGCAAGATCCAACAGATATTTTGCATAAATTTTAACATAGGAAGGACACTATGCCAGAGGAAGAAAAAAAGACAGTAGACATTGATACATCCGGTCCGGAGACCGAGATTAATGTAGCTGAAGAAAAAGATGAAGCTGTAATAGAACAGCCGGAACAAGAAACAGGAACAGATAAAACATATGAAAATGAAAGAGAAACAAAATTAGATGAAAAAAAGGAAGATGAAAAATTAGAAGATTACAGTAAAGGTGTGCAATCTAGGATTGCTAAACTTACGCGTAAGATGAGAGAAGCAGAAAGAAGAGAAGCTGCTGCTATCGAATATGCTACTGTAGTTGAAAATAAAAGAAAACTAGATCAGGAAAGATTTAATAAAGTCGATTCTGATTACACTGCTAAATTTGAGGAAAGTGTAAAATCTGGTATGGACATGGCGCAACAAAAATTAGCGTCTGCCATTGAAGCAGGTGATGCAACAGCTCAAGTAGAAGCAAATAAAAAAATTGCTGAGTTAGCTTTCGAGAACGCTAAACTTCAGCAAAGAAAAGAAGCAAAGCCAGTTGAACAGGAAACACCTGTTAAACTGTCAGACGGTGGACAATTACCAAATCAAACCCCTCAACAAATGCCTCAAGCTGATCCTATGGCTGAAGATTGGGCTGCAAAAAATAGATGGTTCGGAACAGATAGAGCTATGACATTTACTGCATTCGAGATTCACAAAGATCTTGTTGATAAAGAAGGCTATGATCCTAAATCAAACGAATATTATGAAGAGATTGATAAAAGGATTAGAGTTGACTTCGGGCACAAATTTGATAATAATGAGACTAAGCAAACGAACAGGGCCGTTCAGTCGGTAGCTTCGGCTAACAGAAGCTCAAAACCTGGTCGCAAAACTGTGAGACTCACATCATCACAGGTAGCAATAGCTAAAAAATTAGGTGTGCCACTCGAAGAGTATGCTAAACAACTAAAACTCACGGAAGGAGCATAGTATGAAAAAAGACGAAAATAAAACTTCTCGTGCGGCTGTAACTCGGTCAAAAACTGAAAGACCAAAAGAGTACAAGCCCCCATCATCTCTAGATGCACCACCAGCGCCTGACGGATTTAGGCACAGATGGATTAGAGCAGAGTCTATGGGTTTCAATGACACCAAGAATATTCATGGTAGATTGAGATCTGGTTATGAGTTAGTGAGAGCTGACGAATATGACACTGATCAATATCCAACTGTCTTAGACGGAAAATACGCTGGAGTCATTGGAGTAGGTGGCCTTCTCCTGGCAAGGATACCCGAAGAACTCGCTCAGTCTCGTATGGACTATCAGAGAAGACAAACTGAAGGTCAAGACGAGTCAGTCGAAACCGACTTACTTAGGGATCAGGATAAGAGAATGCCTATCAAAATTGATAGAAATTCTAAGCACACTTTCGGTGGTACAAAGAAGTAATTCTTAAACATCGAAATAATATCAACCGAACTGGAGGCCTTTTTCGGAAGGCAGGTTCATAAGGAGTAATAACTATGGCAAATAGAAACACACAAGGTTTTGGTTTGATCGCTCAAGGTACTGTTGGTTCAACACCAGCTACTGGCGGACAAGGCAAATATCTTATCGATGCTGGCATGGGTGTTGACTTGTTCCAAGGGACAGCTGTAAGAAGCGCCGCTGGATACATTGTTACTGCACAAGCTGCCATCACTAACACTTGTATAGGTGTGTTGAACGGAATATTCTATAACGACGCTACTACTAAGAAGCCGACGTTTGCGAATTTCTACAACCAACCTATTACTCCAGCTAATAGCGAAGATATAACTGCTTTTGTAATTGACAATCCGAATCAACTTTTTGTTGCTTCAATTGACGCTGCAGCAGCACAGGCTGAATATGGTAAAACATATGGTCTAACTGTAACAGCGGCTGGATCAGAAATTTCTGGTCAGTCAAGTTCAGAGTTAACTTACGCTACAAGGCATGCAACTAACAATCAATGGAGATTGGTAAGAACTGCAGAAGACCCTGAAAA